TACTACCTGCTCAACGGGCAGAAGATCGAGATCGAGGGGCTGGTGGTCTGATGACGACGATCGACTTCAGCAGCATTCCCGATCCGACGATCATCGAGGAGCTCGACTTCGAGACGATCCTCGCGGCCATGATCGCCGATCTGCAGGCACGCGATCCGTCCTATACGGAGATCCTCGAAAGCGATCCGGGCATCAAGATCCTGGAGGTGGCTGCCGCGCGCGAGCTGATCCTTCGGCAGCGGATCAACGACGCCCTGCAGGCCACCCTGCTGCGTTATGCCGGCGGTGGTGATCTGGACAACCTGGCGACGTTCTACGCCGTCACTCGCCTGGAGGGCGAGAGCGATGACGCGCTGCGGCTGCGCACGATTGAGCGGATCATGGGCAGCAGCACCGCCGGCGGCGCCGCTTGGTATCGCTACCAGGCCCTGACCGCTGATGATCGCGTCAAGGATGCGGCAGTCAGCAGTCCCACGCCAGGCGCAGTATCGGTGGCGATCCTGAGCAAGGAAGGCGATCAGGTGCCTGCAGCAACAGGCGATGCGCTCGATCAGCTTGGCACCGCCTACGGCATCACGCGCAACACCGGCGAAACGGACGAGGCCTACCGCGCGCGCATCCTGGCCTTTGTCCAGGCCGGTGGCGGTTATGGCCTTGCCAGTGCAGAGCTGATCGCTGCAGTCGACGATCGCCTGCAAGCAGATGACGTTCGCGTCCTAACCGACACGGTGACAGTGCAGAGCGCCAACATCATCACAGTCGACGTGACCGCTCAGGTCTACCTCTACCCGGGCACGCCCACCGAGGTGTTCAACGGTTTGCAGCAACGGCTCATTGATGCCTTCACCGCCCAGTCCAGTCTCGGATGGGATGTGACCACCAGCTGGCTGATCGCGCGGCTGCACCCGGCTGGTGTGCAGCGTGTGGTCTTGACAGCGCCAACGGCAAACGTAATCTGCCAGCCCAGTGATGCGCCTGCGCTGGGCACCATCACGATCACCCTGGCGGGCCGCGACCGATGAGCCGGTACGACCTGCTACCCCCTAACTCAACGCCGCTGGAGCGCGACTTCTCGCGCAGCACCAGCAGCTTGCAGCGCGTGGGGCTTCCTGTCCCGACGATCCGCACGGCAAAGCGAGTCAACATCCCTGACTCGGTGGTGCCGTGGCTGATCTACGAATACGGCCTGGGCGAGCTGCTGCCCTACCTGACAGATCAACGCCGGGCGATTGCGGAAGGTGTTCTGTGGCAGCGGATCAGGGGCACACCTGAAGCGTTGAAGATCGGCCTCGGCTGGATCGGCCTCGATGCGTTCCTTGAGGAGTCAGAAGCCGGGACGCTGCGCTGGGCCGAATATCAGCTGGGGCTTGAAGCAGCGCCCAACGGGCTGGGACAGATCTCCAGCCTGGTTGGCATTGCTGAGATCAGCCAGCCCGTGCGCTCGCGCCTGTTCCGCGTCTACGGCGGCTATGACGAGCGGCGCTTCCTGCTCGACAACCATCTGCTCGGCACTGGTCTGCTGTGCGATGACTCTGGCGTCTACGACCTGGAGCCCGGTTGGCCGCAGCTCAGTTTCGGCCAGAAGACCGGGGCACTGATCACGGCCGACAGTTCCGTCATGGATGGCCACATCCATATCCATGGCGAGCACGTCCTGTATCCGACGACGTGGGTGCTGGACCGAGATCTGCTTGACGACGGTTGGCACGTCCTGAACCATCCGGTGCTCGTCAGCAAGACGATCAGTGCTGCGGCTGGTGAGCTTGATGGGTCGTCGCAGATTGCCCCGGCGCTCAAGTTCGCCAAGGCTCAGGTGGTGCTGAGCGATCAGTGGGTTTTCGGCGACATCAACCACTGCTTCCCATGCACCACCCTGGTGGAGATTGGCGGCACGATCGAGCTGAGCGGTGACGCGATCAGCGACACCTACTGGGCGCTGGAGTTTGCTGAGATCAACGAGCGCTTCTGGCGTGATGCCAGTGCCGCAACAAGCTACGCCGGTGCTGAGATCACAGGTCAGAAGCAAGAGCGATTGCGCGTTGCCAGCGTTTCAACCGGATACTCAAGAAACTGGGACGACAGCACGTGGCTGGACGAAGGCACATGGATCAGCGCCTTTGGCGACATGGTGGGCATGACGCACTCCAGTTCGCAAGCCTGAGCGTAGAATCACCTGGAAGGAAGGGCTGACGCATGGCGACCCTCGTAACGTCTGGGCGAACGGCCATCGCGGCCTCCGTCAAGGCCAGGACCATCTTCATGGGTTGGGGCTCTGGCAACGCTTCGTGGGACACCGTGCTTATCCCGGAGGACACTTCCAAGACGGCGCTGCTCAACCCAGTGGGGTACCGCAAGCTTACCGAGTCGGCTTACTGCCAGCCTGATGCAGGCGGTGGGATCATCGTTCCGACAGGTCGCTTCAGCATCAGCGCCACCCCAACCAACCACCTCTACCTTCGGTTCACTTTCGATTTCGAGGACAGCCCGAGCGCTTCGATCCGGGAGACTGCAGTCTTCGTCGATACAGTGACAGCAGCGGGGCTGCCGGCAGGCCAGATGTATTTCCCCCCTGCTCAGGTCACCAACCCTGGGACCATGCTGCTGGCTGAGAACATCGCCAAGATCAATCGAACTGCAGCAACTCGGGAAACCTTCGAGTTCGTCGTCACCTTCTGAGCGGACCAGTCATGACCCTCCAGCAGTATTACAACCGCTTCAGCGCCACCGACGGCTACGAAGAGCTCCTGTTCCGCGCCGCCAAGGGCCTGCAGTCCGCTGAGCTGAACGAGATCCAGTCGATCCAACTGGACCGGCTGAAGCGCATCGCTGATGTGCTGTTCAAGGACGGCGCTGTCGTGCGCGACGCCGAGATCGCGGTGGATGCCTCCACGGGACTGGTGAACCTGGGCGATGGTGCGGTCTACATCCAGGGCGCTGTGCGCGAACTGGCTGAGGCATCGTTCGTCATCCCGACCACTGGCGTGGTGCAGGTGGGCGTCCGCCTGGCGACAGCCGAAATCACTGAGCTTGAAGACCCCGATCTGCGGGATCCAGCTGTCGGCACCCGCAACTACCAAGAGCCTGGGGCCGGCCGCAAGCGTCGGCTGGCGACGTGGGGTTGGGCTGGTGACGGCCAAACCGGCGACTTCTACGCGGTCTACACCGTCAACAACGGTGTGGTGCTGACGCAGCTCACGCCGCCCGAGATTGATGGCGTCAAGCAGCTGATCGCCCGTTACGACCGCGAGGCCAACGGCAACTATGTCGTGCGCGGGCTGGATGTCGTGAGCCTCGGCAAGAACCAGGCCGGCACCAACTACATCTACAGCGTGCTCAATGGCATCGGCAACCTGCAGGGCTTCAAGCTCGACATCGCCACGTCGCTGACCTACGCCCAGCCGATTAACCCAGATCTGCAGCAGATCAGCAACGAACCGCAGACCAGCACGACCAGCGGATCGCAGACCGTCACGCTGAATCGCAAGCCGCTCGAGTCGATCCTCGACGTGGTGGTGACGAAGCAGAAAACCGTCACCCTGACCCACGGTGCGTTCACCGGCGCATCTGATGCGCTGCCCGACAGCGCTGTGCTGAGCATCCAGTCGGTCACCCAGGGGGCTACCACCTATGTGGCCGGCACCGACTACACGCTGACTGCAGACACGGTGAACTGGTCGCCGGCCGGTGCTGAGCCTGCGCCCGGCAGCACCTACTCGGTCACCTACCGCTACCTGACCAGCGTCACGCCGACCAACGTGGACCTGGAGGCCGGCACGTTCGATGTGACCGGCGCCGTGAGCGGCAGCCTGATCCTGGTGGATTACCGCTGGAAAGTTCCCCGGGTGGACACCCTGGTGCTCCGCGGCGATGGCAGCGTCGCTGCGCTGAAGGGGATCCCGGCACGCTTCAACCCTGTCGCGCCGCAGGCATCTGAGCAAGAGCTGGCGCTGGCGACTGTGAGCTACGACTGGTTCGCCACTTCAACGCCCGAGGTGGAAGACGTGTCGACCCGCGTGGTGGACATGGCTGAGCAGCGTGCGGTGAAGCGCTCAATCTCCGAGCTCTACGCGATCGTGGCTGAGCAGCGGTCGCTGATCGACATCAGCAGCAAAGACCCTTCGGCGAAGTACGGGATCTTCACCGACAACTTCTTCGACAACGATCAGCGCGACAGCGGCGTCACGCAAGATGCGGTCATCGCAGGCCAAGAGCTGCATATCCCGGCAACGGCCAGCCTGGTTTCGCAGCCGACCAACAACAGCACGTTCCAGCTGCTGCCTTACACCGAACAAACGCTGATCGAGCAGCTGCTGTTCACGGATTCGATGAAGATCAATCCGTACCAGACCTTTGCGCCATTCCCGGCGAAGGTGGCACTGAATCCTGCGGTGGATCAGTGGACCGAAACTCAGTCGCAAACCACCAACGTCGTTCAATACTTCTGGTATCCCTGGTACTACTACGGTTACTGGAATCCCTGGTATTACTACAACTGGGGTTGGTGGGGCTGGTACGGCTGGGGGTACGGCTATTGGAATGCCCGCACTACCACGACGCTGAGCTCTAGGACCGAGACCGAAATCCCGTACCTGCGCAGCCGCACGGTCGACTTCACTGTTGAGGGCTTCGGCGCTGGCGAGATCTTGGCGGAACTGAAGTTCGACGGTCGTGTGCTGACGCAGAGTTACGTCGCCAACAGCTCCGGCGTGATCAATGGCAGCTTCACCATCCCGAGCGGCATCCCCGCCGGCCGGAAGCTGGTGGAGTTCATCGGCCAAGGCGGCACCTATGGTTCGGCCGTCTATTACGGCCAGGGCACCATCGTCACTGAGAAGTACGTTCAGACGCTCTACCGCTGCTGGTGGGCATTCGACCCGCTCGCGCAAACCTTCACCCTCACTGAAGGTCGGTATGTCACCAGCGTTGATCTGAAGTTCGCTGCTCGGGGCGACGTGAACAACGACGTGATCGTCCAGATCCGCGAGACCGACAACGGCGTGCCGACCCGCACCGTGCTGGCTGACGGTTTGATCCGTGGCAGCGACATCAACACCAACAGCGGGGTCTTCACCCGTTGCACATTCGGCACCCCGGTCTACTTGGAGCCCAACACCGAATATGCGGTCGTCATCCTGACCGATGACGCAGATCACGCCCTGCGTGTCGGCAAGCTGGGTGGCTTCGATGCCGTGTCGCAGAAGTGGGTGACTGCTCAGCCTTACACGGTGGGCGTGCTGCTCAGCAGCTCGAACGCGAGCACCTGGACACCGCACCAGGACATGGACCTGTGCTTCAAGCTGAACGGCGCGCAGTTCACCAGCGCAATCCGCACAGTGGACATGGGCACGATCAGCGTCACCGACGCCAGCAACTTGGCCGCTCTGGTGCCGAACAACGTGCCTTCAGGCGCCGAGGTGCTGGTGCGGTACACCAAGAGCAACGGCGATGTGCTGGAGCTCCCTGCCGGCGTGCCGCTGCCACTCGATGCGGCCTACACCGGCACACTCGGGGTGCAGTTGCAGCTCAAGGGCAGCGGCGCGGTCAGCCCGATCGTGTTCCCCGGGGTGCAGACCACCTATGCAACCACGGCAACGGCCGGCACCTACGTCAGCCGCCAGTTCCAGAAGCTAGCTGGCGGCACGAAGCTGAAGGTGACCTACCAGGCCAACCTGCCTGGCACTGCCACCGTCACCCCGACCTACCAGAACGGGGCCAGCTACAACGCCATGACGCTGCTCACCGCAGTGCCTTTGGGCGACAACTGGGTGGAGTACACCTACGAGGCGACAGGCCTTAGCGCTCTGACCGTCACGCGGGTGAAGCTGGAGCTCGCTGGCGCTGTTGGCTCGCTGCCTCGTGTGCGTCAGCTTCGCGCTGTGTTTGTCTGATGGGCACCTACCAGACCACAACCAACCAGGGCTATCAAAAGCCCCACCCGAGCAACACGCTGGCGGAGGACGTTGAGCGCCTCCGCACAGCGCTTGACGCGATCGACGCCGACGTTGCGGCCAGGGCCACAGTGGCCAGCCCTACATTCACGGGATCGCCAGCAGCGCCGACGCCAGCTGCAGGCACCAACACGACACAGCTTGCCACCACGGCGTTCGTGCGCACCGAGGTGGCCAACCTGGTCGCCAGTTCGCCCGAGGCTCTCGACACCCTTGACGAGCTGGCGGCAGCCTTAGGCGATGACCCGAACTTTGCATCGTCGGTCAACACCGCCCTGGCGAACCGCTACACCAAGGCAGAAGCCGATGCTCGCTTTGTGCAGGGTGCCGTGCAGACCGAGATGGTCTTCACAGCTACTGCCAACCAGTCAGCGTTCACGCTGAGCACGGCAGTGATCAACAAACCGTCGGCGCTGGTGACGGTCGACGGTGTGGTGCAGCCGACGAGCGAATACACGATCAGCCAGGACGGCTTGACGCTGACGCTCAGCGAAGGCGTGCCAGCCGGCACGACGGTGCGTGTGCTGGCGCTCGGCGTGGCATCTGAAGGTGCACCGGCTGATGACACGGTGACGACGCCAAAGCTGCGGGACGAGGCTGTTACGACGGAGAAGCTGCAGGAAGGATCGGTCACCGCAGACAAAGTTGATGATGCGGGGCTTTACGGTGTTACGAGCACTGCCGTCAGCAAGACCCTAGCCAATCGAGAACGCTGCACGGTAACGGCTGGCGGTCAGACCATCACCCTCCCAGCATCGCCTGCTGCTGGCTGGGAAGTGGCGATTACGATTGCGGGCACGTTCACCAATACGACCGTCGCTCGCAACGGCTCCAACATCATGTCGCTGGCTGAGAACATGACCATCGACAAGGCGGATGTCACCGTCACTCTGTACTACGTCGATGCCACACGTGGCTGGAGGATTATCTAATGTCCACTCTCTCCCAGTTTTTCGGTACTTCAACCGACATTTTGGCCGAGACTCTTGTGGTAGGGGGTGGTGGCGCTGGTGGCGCTGGCCGTGCCGGTGGCTTCTCCGGTGGTGGCGGAGGCGCCGGGCAGTTCATTTATCGAGCCGGTGTATCCTTTGCAAAAGGATTGACATACTTAATCACGGTCGGAGCTGGGGGCTCTGGTGTACTCAACCTGTCAGGGACCTTAGGCAGCGCTTCGGCTATTGGAATTTCCCTCGCCGAGGGAGGCGGCGGCGGGGGCTGTGTTTCCGCCGGCCTGCCTGGTGGGGGAGTCGTGCCACTGGGGTGCAGCGGCGGAGGCTCTAATAGCAATATCGCAGGGGCCGCTCCAGTCGGGTTGCAATACAGCCCGGGCTTTTTTGCCGACTCTTCATTGCTCGTGCTAGCGAACCAGGGGTTAAATAGCACCTCCCCCTCTATAGGTGGCCGCGGGGGCGGCGCCCTCAGTAGCGGCGCGGGGGCGAGCATCAGTATTACCGGGTCCAGCACCTCTTACTGCGCTGGCGGCGCGGGAGGAAGCGGGACAGCGGGTACGCCTGGATCGGCGGGTGCAGTGAATACCGGGAGCGGCGGGGGCGGATCGCAGGCAAATGCTGACAATCCTGGCGGCAATGGAGGGTCTGGCATTGTTGTGATCGCTTACCCCGATACCTACACCGCTCCTACATCTATCACCGGCACCTATACCACACCGACTCGCACGGGCTATCGCGTTTACCGCTTCACTGGTAGCGGCTCAATCACGTTCTGAGGTATCGCACAATGGCACACTTTGCTGAACTTGATGCAGAGAACAAAGTCACTCGCGTGATTGTTGTCGGCAACCAGGACTGTCTTGATGAGTCCGGTGCTGAATCGGAATCTGCTGGCATCGCCTTCTGCCAGAGCATCTTTGGTCAAAACACCCGCTGGGTGCAGACCAGCTACAACGCCAACATCCGTGGCAAGTACGCCGGCATCGGCGACACTTACGACGAGGCGGCTGATGCGTTCGTCGCTCCGCTGCCTGAGCCTGTCCCATCGCCTGAAGGCTGATGCCACTGCAAAGGATCCCCGGCGCCATGGTGTCGGACTCGACCATCACATCGTCTGACGTCCAGGACGGCACCCTCACGGGCGCCGATGTGCAAGACGCCAGCCTCACCGGCGCAGACGTGCAAGACGGCAGCCTGAGCCGCGCTGACGTTGGCGACTCAATGATCCGCCTTGGCACACAGCAAGCCACCACCAGCGGCACCTTCAAGCAGTTCACCGGCATCCCCTCCTGGGCACGCCGCATCACGCTGGCCCTGTGGTACGTCTCGACCAACGGTGCCGCCAACATCCTCGTGCAGCTCGGCACCGGCGGCGCACCCACCACATCTGGCTACGCCGGCTACAGCGTCTTCTCCTGGGCCAGCGGTGTTGTACCGATCTCATCTACTGCCGGCATCCCGATCTTCAACAACGCCGCCAGCTACAGCCACTTCGGCCAGCTGACCTTCACCAACGTCGGCGGCAACGCCTGGGTCGCTTCCGGGCAGCTCGTCACCGGCGGCACGCAAGGCGCGATCGTCTCTGGTGGCGTGATCGACCTCGCCGGTGCGCTCGACTACCTCCGCATCGTCACCGCCAACGGCACCGACGCCTTTGACGCTGGCGCCGTCAACATCTCCTGGGAGTAATGGCAGTCCGCAGCAAGACCGGTGTCGCCCGCATTGACCACCAGCCTGGCCCGCCCAAGACCACCTCGCAGGGCCAGGGCCAGCGTTCCCGTCCTCGCCGCCGCGGCCGCAAGAAGCTGCGGGGCCAGGGCCGTTGAGCACCCCTAGAATCACCAAGACAGGAGGATTCTCCTACCCATGACAACGACCTTTCTGCACGGCGTAGAGGTCCTCCAGATCGACACTGGGGCCCGGCCTATCCAAACCGTCCGATCTTCAGTGATCGGCCTCATCGGCACCGCGCCCGACGCGGATGCTGAGAAGTTCCCCCTCAACACCCCGGTGCTGGTCGCTCGTCGCGGCGAAATGGCCGGCATCGGCACCGCCGGCACCCTGCCCGCGGCGCTCGATCTGATCTACGACCAGGCCGGCGCTGTCGTCGTGGTTGTCCGTGTGGATCAAGGCCTCAACGAAGGCGCCACCATCAACAACGTCCGTGGCGGCATCAACAACGTCACCGGCGCCTACGAAGGCGTGCACGCCTTCCTCGCTGCTGAGAACGAAGTCGGCTTCACGCCTCGCATCCTGCTGGCTCCTGGGTTCACCCATCAGCGCAGCACCAACGGCATCCTCTCGATCGCCGTGCAAAACCAAGGCGCCGGCTACGTCACCGCACCGACCGTCACCATTGCAGCGCCGCCTACCGGCGGCAAGCAAGCGACCGCTATCGCCGTGCTCGGCACTGGCAACGACGCAGGCAAGGTCGTCAGCTTCACGATCACCGACCCCGGCTCCGGCTATACCACCACCCCAACCGTCACCATCGGCAACCCCCCGACCGGTGGCACCCTGGCGGTCGCTGGCACTGTCAACCGCGGCACCGTCCGCTCCGAGGTGCTGGCTGAGCTGCTCGGCATTGCCCAGCGGCTCCGCGCTGTGATCATCGCTGACGGCCCCAACACCACCGACGCGGCCGCCATTCAGATCGCCGACGACTTCGGCTCCGATCGCATCTATGTGATCGATCCCTGGGTGCTGCGCGATGGCGCCAGCGTCCCGGCTTCCCCTGCTGTCGCCGGCCTGATCAACAAGGTCGACAACGAGCGCGGTTTCTGGTGGAGCCCCTCAAACAACGAGATCGCTGGCATTGAGGGCACCTCGCGTGCCATCGACTTCACCCTCGGCGACTACACCAGCCGGGCCAACCTGCTGAACGAAGCCAAGATCGCCACCATCGTGCGCGAACAGGGCTTCCGCCTCTGGGGCAACCGCTCCCTGGCGATGGATCCGAAATACGCCTTCCTGTCGGTGCGGCGCACCGCCGACATGATCAATGAGTCGATCCTGCGCGGCCACCTCTGGGCCGTCGATCGCTGCATCACCGCCACATACCTGGAGGAGGTGATGGAATCGGTGCGCGGCTACCTGCGCAACCTCAAAGCCCGCGGCGCCATCCTCGGCGGCGACGTCTGGGTCGATCCTGAACTCAACAGCCCGACCAACATCGCCAACGGCCAGGTGTTCATAGATTTCTCCTTCACTCCCCCGTATCCGGCCGAGCGCGTGACCTTCAGGTCGCACCTGGTCAACGACTACGTGGTGGACCTGTTCCAATAAAATGATGGTCCGGCGAGGCTGGCACCTCCCGGACCCGACCACCTGACTGGAGCAGATGGCATCAGCAAGCATAGAAGCCGTGTGGGGGTATCGCGTCGAGCTCGACGGGGCCCCCATTTATTTCGGCATTGGAAGCCGCCGCCGGCCTGAGCACGTTCGCCGCGGCAGTCATAACAAGCCTCTGCGGCAGCTTGCTCAGGCGGGGGCTGACCTTCGCGTAGTGATGACCGATCGCCCGTTTCCCACCCGCGCGGATGCGCAGGAGTGGGAGCGCGACATGATCGCGTTCTTCGGCCGCCGCGATCTGGGCCAAGGCCCGTTGTTCAACTTCACGAACGGCGGCGATGGTCTTAGCAGCCAAGATGCGAGCAGGATCAACCGAGAGCGGGCGGCGGCTGGTGCGCACCCTTTCCAACGGTCAGACGTTCGAGCCGCCTGCAGTGAACGCATGAGCCTGCTTGCCCATCAGCGCAACGAAAAGCTCCTGAAGGCTGGCGCTCACCAGTTTCAAGGCGATCGCAACCCAATGCGCCGTCGCAAGGCCGCCGGCCTGAAGCACCATTCCCAGCTGTGGAAGCCCTGGGATCGTCCGCAAACCACTGCCGCATCAGCAGCCACCTGGGCGATGGCCGCCGAGCTGCATCAGTTCTTTCTTGAGCATCGCCACAAGCAGCACATCCCCTGGCGGTGGAAGCTGGCGATTCCTTCCCGCGATGCGCTCAAGGCGATCGCCCAATGGTTCCGCTCAGGCTGGGAACCCGCGCAGGATCTAGACTGGCGCGAGTGGGCCCGAGCCTACCGGGCGACAACCCAAACAGGAGACCTCCCCAATGGCGCAAATTCCTCGGGTTCTAAAGAACTTCAGCCTGTTCGTTGATGGTCGCGGCCTAGCCGGCACCATCTCGACGCTGACTTTGCCTACCCTCACCACCCAGATGGAAGACTTTCGGGGTGGCGGCATGGATGCCCCTGTCGGGATCGACATGGGCATGGAGAAGCTGGAGGCCAGCTTCGCGCTGTTTGAGTATGACCCCGAAATCATGGCGCTCTACGGCCTGGCCGATGGCGCTGCCACTCAGGTGACTGCTCGCGGCGCGCTGCGGCGTGACGGCGAAGCTGCTGTGGCGATGGTGGTCAACATGACCGGCGTCATCAAGAGCTTCGATCCAGGCGACTGGGAAGCCGGCGCTCAAACCACCGCCACCTTCGGGATGGATCTTCGCTACTTGAAGATCACCGCTGGTGGCCGCGAGCTGGTCGAAGTCGATGTGGTGAACATGATCCGCCGCATCAACGGCGCCGATCAGCTTGAGTCCATCCGCAACGCAATCGGAGTTTGATCTGGATGTCTGGCAAGAACCCTCATCCCAACACCGCCAAGATCGACCTCGACTTCCCGATTACCGTGTCGGGCGTTGAGGTCGCTCATCTGGTCATGCGCCGCCCCAAGCTGCGCGACGACCTGGCGGCGGCGAAGTCCAGCGGCAGCGACGAGGACAAGGCGATCCAGCTGGTGGCCAACCTCTGCGAGGTGGCGCCCGAAGATCTCATGGAACTCGACTCGGCTGACTGGGCGAAGCTGGAGCAGCAGGTCCAGGATTTCAGGCAGGCCAGGCGGTAGAGGCCAACCTTCGACGAGCGGCTGTCCTGCTCTCGAAGTGGACCCACACCAGCCTGGCCGACATCCTGGAGATGGACACCGAGGACTTCTGGCAGTGGTTCCGCACCGCCTACTCGGTCGAGAATGAGATCGCCAAGGAGCTCAAGGCCAAATGATCGGCGGCGGACCCCAAAAGATCACGATCGAGATCGGGGGCAAGATCGGCGCCGATCTGGTCCGCTCGCTGCAGGGCGCGCAGCGGATGGTGTCGAGCTTCGGCCGCAACGTCACCCGCACGCTGAACGATGCGGCGATCGCCGGGAAGAAAGGCTTCAAGGGGATCTTCAACAACGACCTGTGGCAGGGTGCTGCTGCTGGTGCAGCCGGCATCGGCGTGGCTCTCGGGGCCAGCATCCGCACCGCTGCACGGTTCGAGCTGATCCTGAGCGACATTGGCAAGACGGCAAACATTGGCCAGGGTGAGCTGAAGGCGCTATCCGGTGAGCTATTGCGCCTCAGCGGACGGAACCTGACCAACCTGGCGCCGGAGAAGTTGGCAGCCGGCATTCAGGACCTGGTGGCCCAAGGCCTCGAACTCAACGATGCAGTGGCATCAATGGAGACGCTGGGGAAGGTAGCGACCGCCACCAACTCCGACCTGCTCGATGTCACCAAGACCGGCTTCCAGCTGCAGAACGCGCTGAAGATCCGCCCGACCGAGCTGAAGGCGACGTTCGATGCGCTGGCGTTCGCCGGCAAGCAGGGCGCCTTCGAGCTGAAGGACATGGCGCAGTTCATGCCCACGATCGCTGCTGCTGCGGGCAGCCTTGGGATCCAAGGCAAGAAGGGCGCAATCGAGCTGGCGGCCATGATGCAGATGGTGCGGAAGGATGCACCCGACGCAGGGCAGGCCGCAACGCGACTGACCGACGCCATGCTGAAGATGACCGCCCCGGATGCGGTGAGGCGCTTCGCCAAATTCGGCGTCAACATCGAGCAGGTGCTCGCCGACGCCCAGAAGAAGGGCATCAATCCGATGGAGGCCGCGCTCGATCAACTGCAGCGCGTCACCGGCGGCGACGTCTTCAAGCTCTCTCAGATCTTCGGCGACAAGGAAGCCAAGCTGGCCCTGATGTCGCTCATGAAGTACCGGAAGGAGTACGAGAAGCTCAAGGCAGATGCCGGCGGATCTGCCGCGGCCGGCACAGTCGACAAGGACTTTCAGCGCAGCCTCGCCACCTTCCAGGGCACACTCACCAGTTTTCAGAACAGCGCTCAACGGCTTGGCATTGCAGTCGGCAACTCATTGCTGCCGCCATTGACGCGCATGGCGGAGATCATCACGCCGGTCGCCGAGGGCATCGGCGCCTGGGCCGTCGCGAATCCGGCACTGGCAACGGGCATCACCGCGATCGCCGCAGGTTTGGCCGGCCTGGTGATCGCGCTGCCGGTGATCGCAGGAATTATCAGCGCGATCGGCACCATCGGCACAGCCATCGGCGGTGTGACAGCAGCCTTCCCTGCGCTGGCTGGTATCGGCACCGTCATCGCGGTGGCGGGAGGGCCGATCACGGCGATCATTGCCGGCATCGTCGGCATCGGACTGGCAATCAAGGCCGTTGTGGACTACTGGCCAGAAATCAGCACCGCCGCCACGCGCGCTTGGTGGCAGATCAAAGCGGTCTGGACGCAGTTCACAAAGTGGATCGGTGGCGTCTTCAACCAGGCCCTCGGCGTCATTCGTCAGTGGGGGCCCAAGGTTCTGGGCGTCATGTTCCCAGTGCCCGCCATGATCATCCGCCTGTTCACGAGCAGTGGCATCGGGCAGAAGATCATGACCGCCATCATCAACGGCCTGAAGAGCAAGGCCGGCGAGCTGTTCGGCTGGATCCGCAACACCTGGAAAAACATCACGAGCTTCTTCTCCGGGGCTGATGCAGGCGCACCGCAGCCTGGTGCTGAGGCTGCAGCTGCTGCCGGTTCTCGCGGGAGCAGACCCGGCCAGCCTCCGGGCCGTGCCATGGGCGGCCCCGTGCGCGCGGGCTTCCCCTACATCGTGGGCGAGCGCCGGCGCGAGCTGTTTGTGCCCGGCATGGATGGCGCCATCATCCCGCGGATCGCCAAGCCACTCACGGCAGGCGCGCTGGCCACGCTGATGAGTGCGCAGCCTGTCGCTGCGCTTTCGCAGATCCCAACACCCTCACTGGCCCCAGCCATCAATGTGGCGGCACCGGCACCGGCACCGGCTGCTGAGCCATTCAATCTGCAGTTGCCCGTGCCAACTCAGCGGCCGGCAGCACCGCCTGTCACGATCAACGCCCCCATTACGATCAACGCAGCGGGAGGTGACGCGATGGCGATCCGCGATCAGGTGCGATTGGCCTTCGAGGATCTGATCTCACGCGCCTACGGCGACTACAGGGTGGCGCTCAATGACTAGGCCGCTCTTTCAACTCGGCAGCTTTCAATTCGATCTGCCGAACGGTGTCCCGCAGACGGTCGATCGCACAGCTGAGTACCGCTGGGAAACTCAGGAGCGGCTGCTGCGTGATCCGGCGGCCCAGTTTCTCGGCCCCGGCCGGGAGGAGATCACCCTCGATGGGCAGCTGTTCCCTGGGTTCTCGGGCCGCCAAAGCACAATGGAGACTCTGCGCGAGCTCGCTGCTCAAGGCCAGCCGCAGATGCTCACCGATGGCCTCGGCCGCGTCTATGGCAAGTGGGCGATCAAGCAACTCCGCGAAGGCCTCTCGATCTTTGCTCCTGGCGGTGGCGCCCGGCAGATCGACTTCAGCATCAGCCTGGTGCGCTACGTCGAGGACAATCCCGGCGAGGCTGCAAGCCCGCTCAGCATGAACAACGCCAGCAGCTACGCCGGTGTCACCAGCAACGCACTGGCCGGCCTGGCCCCGCTGACGTCTGACGGTTCAGCCTTTCAAGCCCTGAGCTGGGCGAGCGATCCACAGTTCAGCTCCACGGCCGTCGCCGCCAAGGGTGCCGGTTTCAGCCTGGGGCAGCTCGGGGCGATCACTCGCTCGATCGCCAACAACGACTACGTGGGTGCTGCGCTCAACGCCTTTGGGCTCAGGAGCCTCTCCACATCGCAGCAGGGCGTCTGGACTCAGCTCGGCATCAGCGCTGCGCAGATGGCACAGCAGATGGCGCTGGGCCGCGGCGCGCCGGCGATGAGTGTCGCGCTCGGTGCATTGCGCCCAGCAACCAGCGCGATGCTCTCCAGCCTTGGCGGCTCGGCCGGCGGTGCTGCAGCACTCAGCAGCCTGGTGCGCGATACCGCGACGATCGCCACCATGCTCGATGTCGATCCCTTCATCACCAACACTGTCCGCAGCCTCGTGCAGCCATGAGCCAGCTCTACGTCACCCGTCAGTTCGACATGCTCGATGACATCTGTTGGCGTTACTACGGCCGCACGCAGCAGACCGTCGAAGCGGTGATGCTGGTCAACCCCAACCTGGCTGATCTGATGCCGATCCTCCCCGAGGGCATGACGATCCTGCTGCCTGATCTGCCGGCGCCGAGCACCAGCGAAACGGTGCGCATCTGGGAGCAGCTACCGACCGCAACGCCTGGCACCGGAGCAGCATGAGCACGCCTGGGTTCAGGATCGAGGCAAACGGCGGCGACATCACCAGCCTGATTGCCGATCGACTTGTCGGACTTCGCATCACCGATCAAGCGGGGCAGCAGAGCGACAGCCTGGAGATCACGCTCGACGATCGCGATAAGCGGATCCCTGTCGTCAGCAGCGGCACCTGGATCCGCGTCTGGCTGGGTTACAGCACCGGCGGCCGCACGCCCGTCTACATGGGCGCATTCGCTGTTGATGAGGTGGAGCTCAGCATGGGTCCCCGTTCGATGGTCATCAAGGCCACCGCCAGCAACACCGCCCCGACGCTGGTCAAAGAGCAGAAGACGAAGAGCTGGCACAAGACCACCCTCGGTCAGATCGTGCAGGAGATCGCCCAACGCAACAACCTGGTGCCGGTGATCAAGGGCAACCTCGCCAGCATCCAGATCAAGCATGAGGACCAGACCAACGAGAGCGACCAGAGCTTCCTCACGCGCCTGGCCGAGAAGTACCGCGCGACCATCAAGCCTTCCGACGGCAAGCTGGTGGTGGTGCCTCGCGGCGACAAGGACAACGCCGGCAACATCACCATCAAGCAGCAGGACGTCACCGACTGGCGCGCGACGCTGAAGAACCGTGGCGCCTATGGCGCGGTGAAGGCGAAGTGGATTGATCGATCGGTCAACAAGGAGAAGGTCTACACAGCCGGCGAGACCGGCGGCGCGCTGCCGGCATTCGAGGAGAAGCAGCTCTTCAAGACCGAAGCAGAAGCACAGAAGGCCGCCGACAGCCGACTGCAATCCCTGAAAGCTGGCGAGGTGCGGATCAGTCTGCAGATGCCCGGCCGGCCAGATGTGAACGCAGAGGGCCTGGTGACGCTCACCGGCTTCCGTGAATATGTCGACGGCACCTGGAACGTGAAGAACGTCACACACGATCTGGGCAGCGGCGGCTATGTGACAACGGTGGAGTGCGGCACGCAGGGCGAGGAGAGCAGCGACTGGAGCACTGGCCAGGACAGCCAGGAGCGCACCCAGGCCGGCGGGACCAAGGGAGTGGTGGCGCGCACCGGCAGCAGCGGCGACAGCACCGGCCCGCACCTTGATGCACGATGGGCAGACGGCCGACGCATCTCTGCTGCTGATGCTGATCGCTACCTGCGCATCAACGGACGCGCACCCAGTTCCTACGGCGTCACGAGCAACTACGGCCCGCGCAATCTCTTTGGCCGCAGCTTCCATCGCGGCATTGACTTCGGCGCGCCGAGCGGTTCATCTATCACCCTGATCAACGGCGCAAGCTACGCACGCAACCTCGGTTACACCGGTGCCGGCGGCTATGCGGTGCAGATCAACACTCCCGAAGGACCAATGAAACTGCTGCACCTGCAGGCTGGCTCAGCCCGCTGAGGCGACGTCGGTAGAATCGCCCAGTAAGGATGGCTTGCCATGCCAGAACGCGAGGAAGTCTCGCACCTCGAGATCTACAGGATCCTGATTGAGGTGAAGACCACGCTGGAGATGGCGATGAAGCAGCGCACTGAGGATCGCAAGCGCGACGACGAGGAGAAGACGGACATCTTCAAGCGGCTGGGCATGCTGGAGACACGGATGGGCCAGGTGGTGATCCTGGCGGTCTTCCTGTCGGTTGCGGTACCGGTCGCCGTTGAACTCGCAACCGGTCGACTCCTACACTTCGGGGATCCTCCGATCGAGCGGCAGCGGTGACCATCAAGCTCGACGACTTCTTCCGCTTCTATAGCGGCCTCCCACACCAGCAGGCCGCAGTGCAGCAGCTTCAAGAGGCAATGCCGGCCTCACTGCTCAAGCCTGACGCCAGCTGGATCCAGACCTATCGCGCTGCAGGCAAGCAATCAGAGAAGCCCGCGGCGACGAATCCGCTCCGGGTGCCCTTCTACAGCCAGCGGGACAGCGCCACGAAGCACGCGCTGCGGATGTGCTTCAGCAGCTCCTGCGCAATGCTCCTTGAGGCCGTCAAGCCCGGCATGCTGGCGGGCCCCAACGGCGACGACGCCTACCTGGGCCGGGTGCTGCGCTACGGCGACACCACCGACCCGATGGCGCAGCTGAAGGCGCTGGGCAGCTACGGCATCGAGGCCACGTTCACCAAGCACGCCGGCTGGAAGACGATTGAGCAGCAGATCGACAAGGGCATTCCGGTCCCGCTGGGCTTCCTGCACCACGGCCCCGCCAGCAACCCAGGCGGCGGTGGCCACTGGCTGTGCTGCATCGGCTACGCCAGCGATGCGCTGATCGTCCACGATCCGTTCGGCGAGATCGACCTGGCCCGCGGCGGCTATCTGAACAACTGGGGCGCTCGGCTGCGCTACAGCCGCAAGAACTTCGGGCCACGTTGGATGGTCGAAGGGCCTGGTTCCGGCTGGGCCATCATCGCTAACCTCTGAGGATCATCGTCATGCCTTCCATGGATTTCCTTCATCACCCCGCGTTCTGGATCGTCGTCGCTGCAGCCAGCGAGCTCATCGCCCTCAGCCCCCTGAAGTCCAACAGCATCGTGCAGCTGGTCTTCCAGGCGCTCTACGCGATCAAGCCGGGAAAGCGCTGATCCCACCGGGCGGCCGCTGGCTGCTGCGCTTCTCTACCCGTGGACCGGGCGAGGAGATGCGGCGGCTGGTCGCCAGTCAGAAATTCCACGCAACATTGAGGCCCCGCATTGATGCTGAAGTGGATCGCTTCATGGCTGAGCAAGAGCGCATCGACCCCCCGGCCAAGCCCGTTGTTCGAGAGGGCGCCCCTGGTGATCCCGACGCCCCGGCCAACACCGCCGCAGGCCTTGGCGGTCCTCTCTCCATCCACGCACCCTGGCGCCGTGATTGATCGCGCTGCAATGACCCGGCAGCTCCGCCTCCACGAAGGCGAGCGCCTCAAGCCCTACCGCTGCACCGCAGGCAAGCTGACGATCGGCGTCGGCCGCAACCTCGAAGACCGCGGCATCACCGCTGAGGAGTCCGCCTACCTGCTCGCCAACGACATCGCGCGCGAGGAGCGTGCGCTGATCCAGGCGCTGCCCTGGGTGGCGCAGCTTGATGAGGTGCGCCAGCGGGTGCTGCTCGACATGGCCTTCAACATGGGCCTGGGCGGGCTGCTGCAGTTCAAGAACACCCTGGCCACCATCAAGGCCGGCGACTACGCCAAGGCCGCGACGATGATGCTCGACTCGCGCTGGGCCCGGCATGTCGGCCAGCGCGCTGAGCGCCTGAGCCGCATGATGGCGACTGGCAAGACGCCGCGGGAGCTGTGGCCGAAACAGTGAACACTGAGGGCCGCTTCGATCTGATCGTTGACGGCGTGCTGCGTTCCTACCGTCGGTGGGAGGATCTGCCGGCGGTGTTTGATCACGTCGTGCGGTTCGAGCCGGCGATCTCGCCGGCGCCGCACACGCCGGAGCAGCATGCCGAGGCGGCCACGTGGAACGATCGACTGCAGCAGCTCATGGAGGTAGAACGTGCCCGCAGCAACAAGAATCGGCGACGCTGATGTCCCGCACTGCTCGGGCATGGTCCGAGCACAGGGCAGCCCCAACGTGTTCGTGAACAGCATCCCGTGGAGCCGGCAGGGCGACGCGAACACGCCGCACCTGCTGCCGCCTGACCCATGTCCAACCCACGCGGCGTCGATCGCAGTGGGCAGCACCACGGTGTTTGTGAATGGCCGCGGCGCCGGGCGGGTGGGCGACGCGATCAGCGGCTGCACGAGCGTGGCGGCCGGCAGCCCTGATGTGTTCTGTGGTCCATGAAAGCCCCGGGCTGCGACTCCCCGGGGCGACTCATGCACCACATTGACCGTAGGGGCCCCGTCTGATGCGGCGGGGCATGAGTCAGGGGATCAGCAAGCAACCGCCAGGGCGACCAGCTGCGCCTTCGCCAGGCGGCGCCGGCAGCCGGCGATGCGCTGCAGCTCGGAGCGGGTGAGCTGCTCTAGCTCGATCGCCAGCGGCTGGAGCGGATGCACGGCCGGTGGCGCGGTGGCTGCGGGCGATGCGAGCAGTGCGCTGTAGCAGCGGCCCAGGCGCTCGCTGAGATCGATCAGCGCGTCCCATGCGCGGCGCGTGGCGCGGCCGGCCAGCAGGGTGAGGACGATCAGCACCTGCAGGCCGTGCAGGACGATCGCGCCGACTTCAGCCCAGTCGATCTGACGCTCGAGCCAGATCAGGTGGCGAGCGGCGGTGCCGGCGATGCGGCCGGCGGTGGCGGGAATGGTGTTGGTCATGGTCTGAACCGGCCAGTGCCGGGCGGATGGTGGATAGCAGCGGCGCCGCGCTCGGGCTGCCGGCTGCTGGTGAACTGAAGCCCCGGTTGCCCGGGGCGATGCCCTCAGCAGTCCCACTCCGCGAGCCGGGCGCTGGCGTCAGCCAGTTCCGACTCGATCGAGTCAGTCAGCGCGATGGCCTCTTGGGCCGTTTGCAGCAGCTGCTCGGTGGAGCGGCACCACGCCGCGAATGCCTCATCCAGTTCTGCGATCAGCGCAGCGGTTTCGGCCTCGCGGGCGAGGGCGGTGCGGGTCTGGTCAGTCATCGGTCCTCCGGTGTGTGGTGAGCACCAGGCGGGTGCTCTGTGGTGTGCCTGGTCGGGCCACCACCGGGGCCGGGCTGACTGCCCGCTGCGGCCGAAGCCGCTATGTCCAGGTTCCGGGCCGTGGCCCTTGATGACACGATAGAGGCGCGACTGGCGCGGCGCCGCGTGCATGTCGCAATCCGTAACAATCGGCTGGGCACAAAAAAGGGGGCCCGCAGGCCCCCCCGGTGCTCAGTCCTCGAGTTCGGCTTCCAGATCACTGCAGGCGTCGATCAGGCGATCAACCAGCTCGTTTTCACAGAGCTGATCCCACTGGTCTTCAGTGGTGCCATCACGCAGTGCCTGCAGCGCGGCAGCAACGGATTCAGCGGCGCTGATCACGTTGGCCGTCTGGGCCAGGGCCTCAAGGGCGGTGCGGGTATTCATTTGTCCAGGTGCGGGGTACAGGGCGTCGCCGCCCATGACCAAACAATAGCGCCGCTGGATCGTCACGGCGGGTTTGTGTCACATCTCTTTACATTGGTGGGCGGGGTCAGTCTCCTGTCGATCGGCGATCATCCGCAGCATCGAAGCCCAGCCGTTGGCGTCGCTCCAGGAGTCGAGGAACACCCGGCGGAGTTCCTTGTAGAGGGGGCGGTCAGTCACGGCCCACCTCCCGGCTGGGCAGCGGCAGGGTGTAGGAGGGAAGCCAGGCCACGGCCTCGTCGGCGAGCCACTCGCGGCGCATCATTCGCCACCTGCCGCTGTAGGGAATCGGATCGTGCTGCACCCATCCCCAGCACCATTGGCCCTGGCCGTTGCGCGGGTTGGTGGTGCATTCCTCCGCCCCCGGCAGCCGCTCAGACACCGGAATGGGATGAGGCGTGGTGCGACCCCAGCGGGCGAGGACGGCACGCAGCTGATTGATGGTGTCTTGTTTGCTGAGCGCTTCGTACTCGGGAAGCTCCCATGCTTGCCACAGCTGCTCATCCGTTGGAATGTCGGTGGACATGGCGTGTAGTGCGGTGGGATGGTGCCGGGATAGGCTCCCGGCGAGCCGTGGTGATCAGGCCGGATGACGCACGGTGATGTCCGGGC